TTGAACAGGGTCACTATCCTTAATCTTCTCACAAATATATAATGCTTTTTTATCTCTTTCAAGTGTTCTCATGACTTAAAAGAAGTTCCTAACGGAATAATTCTACTCAATAGTGCTTTGGAATATGGAGAAGCATTATCATAAACTCTTGATACTCCATTGTCGCTATGAGATTTTTCACCTTCTGCACCATATTTAGATAGAGCCTCAACCACCATGTTTATTTGCAAGTTGAGGTATCTATCTTCAATAGGTTGTTCATCAGTAGGAATGTAACCACGTATGTCATTGATAGTATCTTTAGCCATTTCTAACTCCAACTCGATTTGTCCATCTTTTGCGTCTGGATATTTGATTTTTACTTTGGATTTTTGTCTGTCTATATCATACATGGTTGTTTCCTCCTATTTTTGAATATTTAAAGCTTCACTAGCTACAGTGCTAGGTGTTAAAGGTGTTACAGTAGTAGCAACTCCTGTAATTTTAGCATGATACCATTCTGGTCCATAATCTAACCCTGCAGTACCATATAACATACCTTTGTCACCTGCTCCTGCTTTTGCTAAAGGTTCCCAGAAGAAGTTACCTTTATTTGGGATAGGCATTTCAACGATTGATAATACACCTAAATTGACAATTAATGCAGTACCTTCTGGTAAGAAATTATCGTATTGCATTACACCGATTGTTCCTGCAGGTGTTACGATTTGGTCGATATTGATACCGCCTACTGTACGTGATTGTGGTAAATAGAAACCAGGTAATTTAGAGAAGTTATTAGTAATTTGAGCCTTACCGATAGCGTCACACATAATAACTAAACCGTTCATATCAGCACCTGCTTTAGACATTGCTCTTAATACTTCGCTGATATTGTCATAATCTAATTCTTTATCTCCTAAAGCTTTAGTTGTAGTTTTGATAGCTTCAACTAAACCTCTAGTCTTATTTACTTCGGCATCAGTTGTTGCTTTTTGATAAGTAGATTGAATTAATGTTAATTCTAAATCTTTTCTAGCCTTTTTAGTTTTTTGAGCCATTTGGAAGTCAAATTCGTTAGGGACGTTATTAGCTTGTCCAGCAATATTAACCCCTGCTAATGTTCCTGTATTGGCTTGTTTTTGATAAGATACAGCAGTAGTATATTGGAAAATTTGTACTACATTTGTTTCTTGTGCACGTGTTACATAAGTTGGTTCTGGTGCAGTTAATGAAGCTGTTTCACTAATACTAGGTTGTGAAGCATTTTCACTTGCATATGTTGAGTTTACAACGAACTCTACAGATGATGTGTTACGTCTAGGTAACATTGACACTAAAGGTGTATCAATATTTGCTTTATCGAAAATTTGTCCACTATAGTTAAGGACTCCAAACGATTGCGCTGTTCCTGTTGGCATATAAAATTCCTCCTATTTTAATGTAATTCCTTTTTCACTTGCTTGTCGCATAATAGATGAAATTTTAGCACCTCTCATATAAGATGTATCTTTTCTAGCTTCATCTAATTGTGCTTGAAGTGAGTCTTTTTCATTGACAGTAGATGGGTTTGTAGCAGGTGTGTCCATATTTCTTACGGATTGTTGTTGCTTTTTATCCATTCTGTCTTGTAATGATTTGTTATATCGAGAAACAAATGATTTTGCCTTCTCAACACTTCCATCAATATCTTCACTAGCAAATAGGTCTGTGTAATATTGTAAATCTTCTGCATCATTAATTCCACCTTGCATCAATACATTTCTAACATCACTACTAGAGATACGTTTATTTAATACTTGGATTTGTTCTTCTACAGTATGGTTTACTTCTTGTTCAAACCCGCTTCTTACTTGTGCGATAAATTCTTGGTCTTGCGCCAATTCTTTTCTAGCATTGGCACGAGCAGTTTGACTTGCACGAGTTCTTTCTTGGTCTAAATATCTTTGAAATTCTGGTGGTAAATTATGAATGTCTAATTCGACATTTTGTTGTGTATTTGTTGAATTATTTTGTGTTTGTTGATTTACCACTGTTTGATTTTGAGTCCCTTGTTGACTCGCTTGATTTTGTTGAGTTTGGTTGTCCATCTTTGTTTCCTCCTCCTCGAGTAGTATTATCGTCACCTTGACTCATTTGTTGAGTGAGTTGAAGTTGTCGTTGTTGCTCCTCGAAATTTTCTTCTTTTTTCTTTTTCCAATACTCCTCACCACGTTCAATTACTTCTGTATTGTCACTTGTGATGTCCACTATATCGAGTACGTCACTTGGCGCCATTACTTGTGTATTTAACATAGTTGCCATAGCAGTTACTTTGCTATTCAAATTATCTGTTTTGTTACGTGGGTATTTAATATCTACGTTTATCATACTCGTTTTAGAAATTTTTTTCAAGTCACGTAATATTTTCAATATAACACGTAATTCTTTCTTTTCAGATTTCTTGTTGAACGTTTCAGTAGTACGAGCTACTACTTCCATGTCTGCCCATCCGTCACGGAGTTTTACAGCATCACCTGTATCTCCTCCGCCACCACCACGTGTTTTACGGTCTGGAATACCTACGACAGCCCTTAAACTATCTTCTAGATATTGTCTTAACTGTTCTACGGAAGTGCCGTCCAATTGGGCTTGGATATATTTTAAATCACAATTCAATCCTTGTGGTGAATGAATTTCAGCATATTTATTAGCTTTGACATTTTCCATTTGTTTTTCTGAAAATTCAGCGTTGATTGCAACTAAAATAGAATTTACGAATTGTTCTACATCATTGACACTGTCACTACCTACCTTGTTGATAGCATCCATCAATGTAATAGCAGTTTCCCAATGCCCCATTCTAAATTGATTGTTTTCACATTCAACGATAGGTAACACACCTAAAGGATTTGGTTTAGGATAGCCTGCAACTAAATTACTATCTGTAACTGTCACACCAATATATCCATTATAGTCAGTTGTGCTAGAGAATGGGATTTTAAACATATAAATTTCACTCATAGTATAAACTGTCATGAGAACATAGTTATCTTCGTTTTCTCCCCAACTTTTTGTATATGTGACCGCAAATACAGGGTCTCGTCTTAATTGAGAAGAATAGGCTACAAACGTACATTCACTATCTAAATTCAAATAATAATAAGGCGCTTCATCTTCATTGTCTACTCTATTGGGAAAAACCCCTCTATGAGAAATACCAAAGATACTACAATCAGTAGCTTTTTCTTGGTCACTTGATGGTTTATCATTCATTTCAGCGTAGTCATTTAATAAACGAACTTCTTCTTTGATGGGATTTGAACCGTTTGCACCCTCATTATCAGTTCTTCTAGCTACATATTGCATAGGTTTGCCAAAGGTGTAGCCGATAATATCTCTAGTAAACGTACTAGCATAATTAATCACCACTTTATTATCCACGTCTGGTCTAATATCCTTTACACGATTGAAAATGTTTTGTTTACCATTGTGGTAATCTCTTAAAAATCTAATTTCATAAGCATTTCGATAATGTGTCTCTAATGCTAGATTTAATGCTCTTACGATATTATCTTTATCGAGTGTCTTAAATCCTGCCATTTCATCACCAACTTGCTCTTTATTGATATAATTTGTATATATTTTCTTTCGACCTTTGAAAATATGAATTGGTTGAGTAGCAGGAGCGACACCTTGAATAAGGTCACTTACTAAACTTTCCATCTTCTCTCTTTCTTTTTCTTGGTCTACAGTTGGTTCGTCCATGTTATCACCTCTCTTGTTTGATTTTATCATAAAGAAAAAGACACATCAACCATTCGTGATGTGCCCCTCTCCTATAGTTAAGGTGTTAATTCTATGAGAATAAATCGTGATGGATGTCAGTTACAAGATTTGAACTTGTATCTTTCTCGACAGTGTTTAGAGAATATTTTCACCTAATTAAAACTAAACTGACATTTAAACCATTGATTGAATAGGTACAATGGTGAAAACCTACAGCAAGATGGCAAAATCTGCATATAATAAATGTGCCAATTACAGGATTTGAACCTACATCTTTCTCTATGCGCTATCTAGAGAACATTTTACCTAATTGAAACTAAATTGGCATTTTTCAAGCCCTATCGAGTGGCTTGAAATCAATTTTACAAAAAAAGCTAGTAGGCAGTAATTATCTTTTTTACGCTAACCCTTTGCGACTACCTAACGCACTTTGAAAGCAACCTAGCGTACCAACTAGGAGCTATTTATTATAAAGGAAATATAAAAATGTCTATCAAAAGAAATTACCTACTTATTCAGTACACTATTATATTACCATTTGTTTCATCATATGTCAACCCTAAAATGGTCTTTTAAATGGAGAACTTACAGCTCCTATCATAGGTTGTTTGAATAATTTGGCTAAACCAGCTAAACCATCTGGACCATCATCATGTAATGACGAGCCTGTTTGAACAAATGTCGTGACATTGGACATCATTCTACCATAATCGTCCGTTGGTTTATACAATGATGGGTCTTTGAAGTACATTCGCTTAATATCTGGTGCATACTGAATGATACGCACCAACTTGCTTTGTTTAGTACCTGCAGGACTCCATGTAATATTACACCTGTGTTTACTACTTTTTTTCACCATATCGTCTACATCACGTGCATAGAAATCCCCACCTCTATCTGCTTCAAAGTGAGCCATCTGTACTTCATGCTGGACTATCTTACCTGCAACCATAGGTTCAGTTACTTTATAGTCAGCTTTACATCTAAATACTGTATCTACGACATAGCAATCCTCTCCATAGACATATCCTACAGGGAAGTTGATGAAATCGTCACCACCAAAGGCTACGTCACAATGAGCAATGATAGCATCTGGCTTTGTATTAGGTAATGACAAGTATCTTCTCAATTCACTACCAGGGAATAATAAACCATCACGTTCCATAGGGTTTTGTTGATATACACATTCCCATGATACTTCATCCATGTTACTTTTCAATTCTTGATACATAGCTGTTGTATATCCTACATTATAGTCATAGTCGAAGTTACTTTCACCATCTAAATTCAAAGCTGGCATCTTACGAGAACGAAATCTCTTTGTCTTGCCATATTTTCTTTCCAATCTAGAAATTGGGTCATGCACCGACCATATAGTACCGATACCTAGAATAGGTGCTAATCGTCCTGTTCTTTTATTCATGACACGTCTTTGCATTAAATCGACAGTTACTTTTGACCATAACTTTTCTAGTCGGTCAATATTCATAGCTTCTTCAATACCAGAGCACATATCATCTAGATACAATAGACTTTCAGCCTCTAACGCACCTGTAATCTGTCCATCAATCGAACGGAACGTAAGTGTCTTATAACGCTCATTCTCCCATATGTCGATTGTCATATCTTTAGCAGAAGTAGTCAATTTACCTCTAGCCTCTGGAAATATCTCATAAAAACGATATTCTTCACTGTCTATGAAATCCAATACCCCTTTGCAGAAGGTATTTACCAATCCACTTGCATAACCAGCTCCAAAGATATGTTCATTTGGATAACGTCCTGCCAACCACGACATGAAGAATAAACCAATAGTACTTTTACCTATTCTTGGTGGCATGGACAATAAGTAAATATCAATGACCCCATCCCCTAAATCCTGTAAATCCTTCATGACAGGATGGAGGACTTTCATACGAGGTTGATAAAATCTTTTTTCTGGCTTTCTATCCCACTCCATAGCAATAAGATACGACTCTAAATCGTATCTCCCATTGTCCGTATGTGCATCACGTAAAAAATTGTAGGCTTTGAGTTTTTCATCATCCTTTAAATCTTTCATATGAGCATTTATGAGTTTAATCTGCCCTCTGCAAGTCGCTCTCAAAACATCAGTCTTATTTTCTTTTTTAGATAAATCACGTAGAAGATTAAGTTTCTCCATACGCATGAAATAAGGCATTGTTTCTTTGAGTTGAGATAAAAGAATAGCTATACTTTCTTCATTTTGGTTCATTATTTTTTAGGCATAACATAGAATTTTGCTCCTACGTCATATCTTTCTCTAATTTCTTGAAGGATTTCTTTAGCACGTTCTTCTGTTTCATATTCCCCCATAAAAGCTTTTAATGTAAACACGACAGCTTCGATAGTGTAAGTTCCTCCATTATTTTCTCCTTCTTCAAGAGAACATAATCCATATGGAATATCATTTTTATCATTTTGACTTATAATTCTCATAAATCATCCCCCACTTCTTCATCTTCTTTATAAAAACTAGAAATATACATTACAAGTGCATTGACTACAATATCCTTGACCTTCATATTCGTGTCCAATGACAGTTGCTTGACCTGTTTATGGACACTTTTAGGAATAGGATAGTTGAAATACACTTGGTCCGCATTTGCCTTTTGACCCATGACTACCCCTCCACTTCTTCTTTCAAACCTTGAAGTTCCTCTTTGATTTTATTCAAAGCAGTTTCTTCTCCTTCAGTACATTTCACTCTTTTCAATCTCATTTCAATATATTTTTCAATCTGTTCCACGTGGAACAATACCGCTTTATTTACTCTTTTTCTACCAAACATAATCTTTCTCCTTATAAAATCTCGACTTCCTCAAACACCTTGAATATCTTCGGTGTCTGTATAGCCATCCAATCAATCATGGTTTCATTCACCGCCCATTCCTTTGTTCTAATTAATTGAGACGATACGATACCACTTTCATACAAGAAAGCGTGAATGATTTCATGTCTGGCTATCATTTTTCTAAACTCACATTGGTCTTTCTGTCCGTACTCCAACTCTGGACGGACGCCAATGTGACATTCTTTAGTTGAATTATCACACCAACCATTGTGATGCTCGTAGAACTGAATGTTTTCAGTAGACTCAAAGATTATCTTCCATGTGCTACCTAGAATATTCACTTCTTTAATGATTTTCTCCATTACTTCACCTCGATAAAATCTTTTTTAGTTTTAGATTTTGATTTAGGTTTATTTTCTGCTAAACATTTTGCACATTTTTCAGCAGGATTTGTAGTAAGAATTTCATCATATTTCTTACATTCAAAATATGTTGTCTGTCTTAATTTTCTTTTGTATTCACAATCTCCACATAAAGCCATGATATTTCCCTCCTTTTATGATTATAGTATATATCATAGTATTGCTAGTGTCAATTAATATTTTTTTTAAAATAAAAAAAGCGCCCCATTTAGGGGCAGGGCATGTGTCAATACAATTAAAAAATTTTAAGCAATAAAAAGTTGATTTTGATGAATTTTCCATTTACAAATGTTATTTCTGGAAGCTAAATAGAATTATTGTGGTTTGGCTTACCACGAGTATATATTACCATGTCTTAGAGTGAATGTCAACAGTTTTTGTAAAATATTTTTGGAAAATTGAGAGAAGTATGAATGTGGTACTGTTTGGTGCTAATATGTACTAGTAAAATCTTCTTTTTGAGCTGGATTTTGCAGAGTCTATTAAAAAGAACGGGGGTGGGTATCTGACAGAATAGGGGTACCCCGTAGGAATATTCTCAATCTAAAAATTTTTTATCACTTCCAGATAAAAAAAATAACCTCGATTGAGGTTATTAAACAAATTCAATCATAATAGAATGCCTGACACCGTCCAAATTAAAAGCTACTATAATATCACGACTTTCATAACTCAATCGTTGAACAGTTAAGCAATTCGCTTCACATCCTTCAATACACATATCTTTATAGGCTTTATTCCATTGTAAATAATTATACTTATATAATATATCATTAGCATCATATATCTCCCTGCCTAGCCTATCAAACATCATTTCGCTTACTGTATCATATACACCGTATTCACCTTGTTTATTATCAAATAATATTACCTTATCCATTTTTCTACACCTCTCTATTTCCTTCCTAATAGACCTTTAAACAAGCCATATAGAAATACTAACGCATAATATAATGCTTTACCAATCATATTTAGACTCCATTTCGCTAATGACATTTTCTAACGCTTCATTTAGAAAATAACATCTTAATGCCACGTCGATTCCCTCCGCACCGTATTGAAAACTATCAATCGTGATAAACCCTTCTTCTATCATATCTTGAATTTCGCTCCACATATGACATATATTTTCCTCCGCTTTCCATGAATTGCATTCATATGAACCACTTGCATTCCCTGTAACGTCATCACAATTGTACAAATCAAGCAACTCAATTTTTTCTCTAAAATCGCTTTCACTCATTTCTTTTAATTCATCTTCTTCAAATTCAATAGAAATGACATCCTTAATACCATTTTCTAGTTCTTCAATATAATCTTCTTTTAACATATTTTTATATTTCCTTTCTTAGGGCTTTGCCCTTTCCTCGTCTATTATGATAGCACTAATAAATAGCAAAGTAAAGACATTTTTAGTAATTTGATGAAAAAAATAAAAAAATTAATTAATTTACTGAAAACACTAGACAAATGATGAAAAAAGATATAGAATATATATGAAGTTAAAGAAAGAGAGGGAATAACAATGGTAGAAACAATTTTAACAATTAATAAAGCGATGGAATATTGCGATAATATAGGATATGTTTATCCAACTTATGAAGAAAGCTATTACATCAATAGCAACGTTCAAGTAACACTTGAAGCTATTGAATGTAGTGATGGTTATTTCTATGGTAGAGTTATTAATGATGAAATAAGAAGCATTAGGCAAGTAGAAAGCTTCTATAGCCCATCATTAGAAGCACTTTATCATCAAATTGCTTTAAGAAATAATTATAATAATGATGATGATTTTGAAGAATTTGAACCTTATGAAGAATAGAAGAAAGGGAATGAACAAATATGAAAATAATAGAAAATATAGAAAATAGGCTAAATAGAAAATATCCTAATTTAGATGGTTACTTTGAATTTAGCCATGAAGATAATGAAAGAATTATATATGATTATAGAATTCTAGCATTAAATGATACTTGTATCCATTATGGCATTATTTCAGTAAACAAGAAGGATAAAAGGAAAATAAGAATTATAGAATTCAAGTAAGAAAGGAAAAATATAAAAATTGGATAAAAAGCACGAATTTGTCTATTGTATGATACAAGACACTCAAGGCGATTATAGAAAAATGGTCGCCTTTTGCAAAGAAAATCACCGCTCAAAACCTAAAATAATAGCCCACTCACCGAACGGGATGGGGTGCTTTAAATTTGAACATGAAAAGTACATTTGGAGCTATGAAAAAGACCCCTATGGGCTTATGGATATGATAAGAGTAGAAAAAGCCTATTGAAGGCTTTTCTTTCTATCATAATAATAAAATTTTCTCATACTAATAATAATTTATAAATCATCCTCCCAAGATGTATCTGGGGGGATTTTTGTATGTGTGTCCAAGTCTGCAAGTCTGCAAGTCTGCAAGTCTGCATGGTCTGTCGAAGTCTGCAAGTCTTCACCTGCAAGCAAGTCTGCAAAGTCCTCCAAGTCTACACCCCTCGAAGTCTGCAAGTCTGCAAGTCCTCTAGAAACCTCATTTTCTTCGATTTGAGAGTTGTTTACGTTTGGGGTATCAATTACACCTACCTTTGGTGTTTCGCTCTCTACGGGCTTAAATTCAGCATCTATGACTATTCCAGGTGTAGAATTGATAATTCTTTCTTGTTCATCCAAGTCTATCACGTTTGACGACGACTTATGAACCACTTCTGTCTTGTCTTGCATACCAAACCAGTTCTTTCCTAAAAAGAAGTATAAAAGTGTATTAATTGAACCTTGCATGGTCTTTTCAAGTATGAATTGATGGAATAATTCTTCGGCTTTTTTAATAACACTAGCAAACGGACAGGTGTTATCATTCTTCCATCTACCAATATTCCAGCTAGTAGTTCCCAACCATAATGCCATAGCAGGTCTAGTAGGTACTGTACCTGTTTCATCACAAAATTTAGCAAAATTGAATATTTCTTCTTGTAATAATTCTGGACTAGCATACATTAGTGGTCTACCATGTCTCTTTTCAAATGTATTTCCATGTTCCATCATTTGAATAGAATTACCTAATGACATATCTCCTTTTGGAAATATCTTGCTATTATCCATCTTATGAGGTAATTTCTTATTATTTTTCATATTTTCTACTCTTTCTTCATAGCTCATATTTTGAGGTTTCAAAGCGTTTCTATGGAATTTATCTCCTGCCATATTAACACTCCTTTCTTGTTCTTCACTATTCTAACATTCAATCTTCAAAATCACAAGACTAGACGATAAGACAGGAGACAGCACCCTTTTTATATATTTAAAAAAAATATATTACATTTTTATACTGTGTATTATTATATATTATTATATATTTATTTATTATTTATTTAAGTATATAAAAAGATGTCTTATAGTCTAGTAATATAAAAAAGTCTATATATACCAATGGTTTCAAGCGAGACAGGACGTATAGACTCATGTGCTAATAACCGTCTTGTTCCTGTGCTAGTCTCTTAACATTTCTTAACATATCATAACATAACTATATGTATCTATAGTCAACTGTACATAACTATATCTTACTAGCAATGTCTAAAGACTATGACAGCAAGACATCAAAATAAGACAGGAACAAGACATGACAAAAATTCTCCCGTCATGGACATATGACGTAACATCATGACATAAAAAAGAGTACCGATATGGTACTCTATAACTCCAATTCGCATAATGCTAGACACGTTGCAATGATAACGATTAATGTGAATAATATGGTTGCAAATAATGGTAGAAATAAGATACTATTATAACACAAATCCATTGCCCACATAAAGGCTGAAATAATCAATATAATGGACAAAACATAGACTATACCCACTTTGGTATTATGACTGATTAAAACCTCTTCATAAGGCTCTAAATCATCTAAAGAGAAAGGTACTTTGCTACCCATATAGTTCATGAAGTTATAATATGCTCTCTGTTTACTAGTTAAATTCTCATAGTTACGGATTAATAAGTGTCTGGGACTCACTAATATTATATTTACATTATGTTCATCATAGTCATAACGAGCAATGGTAATGTCCAGTCCTTTGACTCTGTATTTCATTTCTGTCAATCCTCCTTTTTAATAATTACATATTCTTTTTTATTAATTTCATCAACAATTATAGGAAAGTGTTTTCCTTCGAGTTCTTTAACTGTTAATGTCAAATTACTACATCTTAATACGGTATTAATTAGATTGATGGAACTTTCTATTTCCTCTATACGTTCCTTATTAATCATCTTCAACAACCTCGCAATTGTTTAAAACGTCTTCAATGACATAATATTTTTTATCTTCCCATTTGACAAATTGGAATAATTTCCCTGTAAAATTATCAAAATAATCAGAACGTCCTCTTGAAACCCATGAAGGACCGTCACTACGAGGGACTTCATCAAATAAATTTAAAAGACCACTCTTGTCTCTACAAATATATTTTGCTCCTTGTTTTTGAACAAATTTGTCTAATTCATATCTCCATGTAAAATCGTTTCCTTTAAACATACATTGTCTGATGTCCATTTTACTCATAATATCCATATTATCATAGCATAAATCTATAGCATACACTTCTACTTCATGTTCACAACTACGAAGTTTGCCTTGAATAATCATACTTTCATGGTCGAAACTGTATTTAGGAACTTTTAACTTAAATTTTTTCATTTTCAATCACCTCATAATTATCTAAAATATCTTGAATTAAAGTAGGCTCTTTATCTTCCCAAGAAACAAAAGGATATAATTCTGTAAGGTGCATATCGAATACACCGTAATCATTTTCATTATTACTGTACCACGTACTACCATCAGTTATAGGTTCATTTTTAAAAAAATTCAATCTACTGTTTGTTAAATCACGTGTAATGTATTTATATCCCATTTCTAATTGATGTTCTAAAAGTAATTTTTCTAGCATTGTAAATGTAGGTTTTATTTCCTTTAAATAATCTTTACCAAATCCACATCTAGGATATTTCATACATTCAATGATTTGTTCTTTTGACATAATGTCTTTGTTCAATTCACAAATGTCAATACTGTCAATTTCTAAAATTTCACTTCTTTCATTGATTTCTCCTTCAACAACCATTCCTTTGACCCACCAACATTTACAGTTATTTTTTAATTCATATTTCATCTTTCTCTCTCCTATTCATAATAATATAAAATATATATTGAATCTAATACTATATTGACTTTATAAATATATTCAACTTTTACAATATTTTCTTTCTTAATTTTATTTTCATTTATGAATTTTTCTAATTCATAGTCATCACTAAACTGTTTAACATAAAACTGCATAATTATTTCTCCTCAACGATTTCACAATTATTCAAGATATATGTGATAGAATAGGGTTCTTTATCTTCCCAAGAAACAAATGAAAATAAATTTTTAAAATTACATTCACAAAAGTTTTCAACATCATCCCATGTACAAGACATTTTACATGGTTTATTTCCATAAACGAATAATTGATTGCTTTTGTCTTTAGCAATATATTGATAACCATGTTCACTATAATATTTCAACAATTCATATTCTAGTTTTGATAAAGGAATTATAGGATTTAAAGACTCCAATTCGCTCATCCAATAACTCCATATAAACTCACTACCGTTTATAAAACAAGTTTCTATTTCCTTATCACTCATGATGTCTTTGTTGTCTAAATATATATCAAATGCTCTCACAAAAATACATTGTTCATCATTAGATACTATACCTTTTAAAATCATTCCTTTCTTATCAAAACCAAAACTTTTCTTTCTTAATCTAAATGTTCGTTCCATTTCTTTTTCCTCTTTTCTATTGATTTTATCATTTGGTACTTTAGTTAAATGAAAATCTAAATTTTGTAAATAATGACGTGTAAATAATAACATATCGAGTTTATCACTATTCATCTTCATTACCTCCTAAAAAATCATACACCAACATTGCTACACCCCATATAATCAAAGGTGTACATAAAATTAAACCTACATCTGCATTAAACATTGAATTTCACCTCACAATCCAAAATTATTGCTCCCCCACAATCTGAAACTTTTTTAATAAGTTTATTTGAGAACATTGCTCCTAGTGCCATCCATAAAACAAGTGGATTACCACTTGCTATCAAGTTATGGTTGTTGTCGAAAACATGCCATATCTTTCTATTTCTTTTTTGAAATGCTAGTTCATATAGATAGTTGCCCAATTCTTTTTTCATTTTATTCACTCCTTTTCATTTCCATATCAAGAACAATTACTTTACCCATTTTATTATCTCTAACTTCAATTACATCACATAATTTTAAATTGAAGCATAGGACTTTCAATAAATTTTCTCTTGAGCCTTTTAAAAGTAAATCATACTCTTTTGTAAATATGCCAATTTGTTCAGCGTCTTTTTCACTTAAACTTTCTAGTGTATTTATTAAATTCATTTTATTCACTCCTTTTTAATAGGTGTTGCAAGTGTTATCGCCTCACTAGATGATTGTTCAACAAGGTTATCAATAACCTTTTCTAAATTCATTTTTGTTCCCTCCTAAAATACTTGAACTGCTAATCTGATATAATGATTTTTACTGTTAGTTTCATTGACAGGATAATCAAACCATCTTGTTCCTAACATTATAACCAAATTACTAATCGTAGCACGAGCTATCAATTCATTATTGGCATCATGAAGTGTCCATATGTCAAGATGATTACTTGGTAATGCCAATTCAGCTAATACTTTACCTAAAGTATATTGTTCCATTTTATTCACCTCTCTTTACTTTTGATAGTGTGGTTGAGTAACAAGCCACACTATCAATAAGCTTGTCTAACAACTCACATAATTCAAAATCTTCTTGTTCTTCTGGATTTACTCCAAAATGATTGTATAAGATTTCAAGTTGGTATTGTGTTAATGTAAATTCAATTTGTCTATCCATCTTTGTTCCATCCTTCATTTGACACCCTTATTGTACACCCATAGTCTAGGTATGTCAATAATTTTCGGTATATTTTTTAAATTTGTTTAAAATGTCTAAAATGTCTTTACTTTAGTAGCTTTTTAGTGTAATATAGGTGTTGCCAAAGGAGGAAATATAAAAATGGAATATTTTAAAAAAGGAGAAATCGTTTATTTAATAAATACTTGCGGAGAAGATTTTAAAGTTAAAATTCTAGATAGATTTTATGACCATTGGACTCGCAGATGGTATTATGTAGTCACACCTGTAGAATTTGAAAGTTTTAATAGGGAAGTAGCATGTATTCAATGTTATAAAAAATAAAGGAGAAGAAAAGCATATAAAGGGGATATAAAACTAAATGCAATAGAATTAAAAATCCTAGCAAATATATGTGTGGACGTTGTTTTAGCTATTTAAAAAGTGAAAGGGGATTTATTTAATGAAAATGTATGACATTAAACAAGGTGATTGCCTTGAGATATTAAAGAAACTACCAAACGATAGCGTAGATTTAGTGGTGACTGACCCACCTTATAGAACAACAGCAAGAGGAAACGCTGGTAATTCAGGTGGAATGTTGCAAAAAGAGATAAATAAAAAAGGAAAAGTATTTTCATACAATGAAATTACACCTGATAAATATATACCAGAATTATTTAGAATATTAAAAGATGGTAGCCATTGCTATATAATGACAAATCACGTTAATTTACAAAACATTCTTAATACTGCAACACAAAATGATTTTCATTTTATTAAATCATTAATCTGGAATAAAGGAAATAAAATTATGGGACAGTATTATATGTCGCAATTTGAATACATTCTATTTTTTAGAAAAGGGAAAGGAATAAAAATCAACAATTGTGGTACGAGTGATATATTAAACATTCCAAATATTAAAACTAAAGATAGAAATGGGAAGAATTTACATGATACAGAAAAACCAGTTGAGTTAATGAAAATTCTTATTGAAAATAGTTCAAAAGAAAACGAAATTGTTCTTGACCCATTCATGGGAATAGGAACTACCGGCATAGCATGTTTAAATACAAATCGTAAATTCATTGGCTTTGAATTGGATGAAGAATATTTTGAAATTGCAAAAAAGAGAATTGAAGATAGAAGTAAAGAATTAGAAGAAGAGTGGGAGGATGATTTATAATTAATAAAAAGAATTTTAAAAACAAAAAGGAGGAAGATTAATGAAAAGAATGTCAATCAAAGAAGTTCTTGAATATTTGGAGATAGGTCGAAGTACATTCTATATTTATCGTGACAAAGGTATGCCTGTGCATTATACTTTAAGTAAGCGCCCTCATTGTTTCAAGGAAGAAATTGACGAGTGGCTTCAAGATAGAGTAGATAACAGGAGGAAGTGATAATGCTAGAATACGCAAAAGCTTATGATAAATTGGGATGGGTTGTTATGCCTATCAAACCAAATGATAAAAGACCTATCATCAAGAACTGGTCGAAAATACAATCCAATGATGAAACATTGGATAAATTCAAAGATACCTCAAATATAGGTATCATCATGGGAGCGACAAGTAATATCGTATGTATCGACGTGGATGTCAAAAATACAGATGGTGTAGCCACCCTAGAAAGATTAGAAGAACAGTTAGGAGAACTCCCTCAAACTGTAATGAGTGAAACCCCTAGCGGTGGTATTCACTACTATTTCAAATATGTCAAAGGAATTAGAAATAGAAAAGATGTTGGCGAGGGTATCGACATTCAGGCGGATGGTACTCAAACAGTAGAAGCACCAAGTCAAATTGACGGTACTCACTACGAGTGGGTGAACAGTCCATTTGAGTATGAAATAGCGGAGTTACCTCAAAAATGGAAACAGTATTTGTGTGAAGAAGTAGATGAAGATACTTTGATGCTTTCTAACAAGCCATTTGAAGCGCCTAGCGAGGTCGAAGAAGGTGGACGTAATAATACCCTAGCGAGTTACGTTGGCTCTCTATTGGGTAAAAAATTAAAGAAAGCAACCGTATTAAAAAAAGCTTTGAAGTATAACGAGGAGTCGTGTAATCCCCCTCTTGATGAAGATGAAGTAAAAACGATTGTCGACTCTATGATTAAAACGGATAAAACCAACAAGGCGAATAATGTCGAAAAAAGTATCAATGAGTCAAAATTGGACTCTAGTAATGAAGATGATTTGAAAGTAGACTGGATTTCTTTTGACGAGACAGGAACTGTCAATATCAATGACAAGAAATTTGCCGAATGGTATGTCAAAAGAAATGAACTTTATTGTATCAATGATAGATTTTATACACGATACGGTCAAATAAGCGATAATGAGTTTAGAAACAACATCCACAACATTATAGGTGGTATTATTACAACTCGTTTATCCGCCAAAGTAGAGTCTCTATTAGCGAGTGTCAAGAATGAAGCGTTCACTAAATTGGATGCACCAGACAAGTATAAAGTACAGTTCGATAACATCAGCTTTGATGTTCGACATGGTAAGCTTGAAGAATGTGACACCTTTTTTACACTACATCAGATACCGCACAACTATGATGCCAAAGCGGATTGTCCTAAATTTAAAAGGTTTGTCAATAATCTTTTCTATGAAGAAGATATTCCTGTCATTCAAGAATATTTAGGGTATTGTCTAGTACCGAACACTCTCGCTCAAACAGCTTTATTCATTGTAGGAGAGGGTGGAGAAGGTAAATCAAGAATTACAATTTTGATGGAACATATTATCGGTCATGATAATGTTGTAATCGGTGATTTCATTGGGCTTCAAGATAAATTCTCTACAACTTCATTAGATAAACAAATGATGTTTATAGATGATGATTTATCTCTAGAAGCTTTAGATGATACGTCCAACTTCAAAAAGATTGTAACAGCTGAAACGACAATGGAAGTTGAACCGAAAGGAAAACCTAAATATAAGACAAAGCTTTATTCCAGGATATTATGTTGCGGTAACGGAGCGATACAATCGAAATTTGATAGAAGTGACGGTTTCTATCGAAGATTGTTGATTTCAAAAGTTAAACCTGTACATTATGATAAGCCAGACAGGACTTTATCAGACCAATTAGACAAAGAAATACCAGGTATTATTAATTGGCTTTTAGAAGGACTATGCAGAGTCGTTAGAAACGGTTTCATTATCGAACCATCTGTGCGTATGACACAAGAATTACAATCAGTAAGAGACAGTAGCGATACTATTCAATTGTTTATGAGTGATGAACAGTTCATTGAATATACAGGAGATAAAGACGATAAGGTGTCGATTAAACAATTGTATGACGCTTATGAAAGTTGGTGTCAAGACAATAACTATTTGGTAATTCATAAAAACACCTTTGGTAAGGTCATTAGAAAGACGTATAAAGCGAATTTATCTAAAAAGATTATGAACCCTCAAAGAGTAAGTGATTTAATATCACAAGAAAAGGTGTATATCAATAAGAAACAGGTGAGAGGGATTGTAGGAGTTCAATTAAAGAATTATAAGAAATCATTTACAATAAGTATGTAAGAAGGAGAATAAAAAATGTATGAAATTAAACAAGGTGATTGTATTGAATTGATGAAAAATCTACCAAATAAAATCATATCTATGCTTTTATGCGATTTACCTTACGGTACGACAAAAAATAAATGGGATTGTGTAATTGATTTGAAACAATTATGGAACCAATATGAAAGATTAATTAAAGATAACGGATGTATTTGTTTATTTGCACAAACACCATTTGATAAGGTACTAGGTAGTTCAAACTTAAAACTACTTAAATACGAATGGATTTGGGAAAAACCTATGGCTACGGGGAGATTGAATTGTAACTTTGCACCTATGAAAGCTCATGAAAATATTTTAATTTTTTCTAAAAGCGCTGGGTGTTATGTAAAAGATAAAAATAAAGCCATGCTCTACAATCCTCAAATGACTGAAGGTAAACCATATAAAACTACGAGCGGTAGAGCTAGTACAAATTATGATACAAAATGGAGCAAAAGGGTTGAAACGAAAAATAATGGTACTCGCTATCCAAGAAGTGTAATCACATTTAAACATGATAAAGATAAGTTGCATCCAACTCAAAAACCTGTTGCATTATTGGAATATCTAATTAAGACGTATACAAATGAAAATATGCTTGTGTTGGATAATTGTATGGGTTCTGGTAGTACTGGTATAGTATGTTTAAATACAAATCGTAAATTCATTGGCTTTGAATTGGATGAAGAATATTTTGAAATTGCAAAAAAGAGAATTGAAGATAGGAGTGAAGAATTAGAAGAAGAGTGGGAGGATGATTTATAATGAGATTAGAAATGGAACGTGATGATTTTGTCAAATTAATGTATGAAAGAGTTGATATGGAAACATTGTTTGATGTTTTCAGTAATTCATTAAGTCAAACCGAGGATTTTGTATTTGTAGAAAACGATGGGGATATTTCTATCATCTATAAAGAAATGGATAGCGGACCAAAAATCATTAATTGGTATAAGCTTACACATGTAGGTCGTTGTTTAAATTTATGGGGATTTAGAGATATTAATGAATTGAAAGAAATACTAGATTTATTGAATAAAAATTTAAAAGAAGTGGAATTGTAGGAGGAAAAGAAAATGACAGTAAGAGAAGTATTAGAAAATATGAAAGACGGAGCGTCAATTTTATATATTAAAAATATCGAAGGAACTAATTTAGTATTATCTAGAAACATGATACCTTTTTGCAATGAAAAATTGCTAGATACGAAAGTTAAAAGTTTAGACGCAGGTGATATTGAAATGAAAGGAAAAGGTTTAGCGTCATATAACGCATGGAGTTATTCAGATACTTTTAATGAAAAATTTATAATTTGCACATATGATGAAGAAGAGTAAAAATATTTTTACTCTTTTTTCATATATTTATTGACATTATTAGAAATCTATAGTAATATATAGTCAAGGAAAGGAGATAACCAAAGGTTATCAAAGGAATATAAAAATGTTTGATGCTTATTTAGAAAGAATAACAAATGAAGCTTATTACAATAATGAGCCAGACCAAAGAGTTTTAGAAGAAATTGAAGAAGTTAAAGAAAAATTAGAAGAACTTCAAGATAAAATTTCTGAAACAGATTTAGAAAGTGAAAAAGCGGAAGATTTGATTGCAGAAGTAGATGAATTAAATGAAAGATTAGAAGAATTGGAGGAAATGGCTTATGGAAGTAACTAAAGAGAATTTAGAATGTGCTTATAAACATATGTCCTCTCAATGGGATTTTTATTGGGAACATTCCAATAAAGACCCTAGATGGTCTTATAACCCACCTATTGAGTTTCATGAGGGAGATATGGTTTATGTCAATTTAGATGTAAACTTTCCTCATGAAATGTGCTTTGGACATTGGTGCTATGTAGTAAGGAATTTAAGAGATAAAATACTTGTTATTCCATCTACAAGTGTCAAAAATGACCGTGCGGTATCTACAGAAATGGATATAAGTGTAGTCATTAATGGCAAGAAAACAAAATCCAGATTGAACTTTAACGAGTTAAGAACTGTAGATAAAATGAGGATTGACCCTCGTAAGTCTGTAGCTAAACCACAAGTCAGTCTTTGCTTTATCAAATACAAATTGAAAGAATTTATAGGAGGTTAGTTATGAGAGTTTTAAGTTTATTCAGTGGTATAGGTACTTTTGAAAAAGCACTTGAAAATTTAGATATTGATTTTGAACTAGACCATTATTGTGAAATTGACGAACAAGCTTCATGTTCGTACCAAGCTATTCACAATGTAGATGAAGATATGAATTTAAAAGATGTTACATCAATAGACTATTCAAAATTAGGAAATATAGATTTGATTACCTATGGTTTTCCATGTCAAGATATAAGTCTTGCAGGAAAGTAACAAGGATTGTTTGATAAAGATGGGAATATTACAAGAAGTGGTTTGTTCTTCAATGCTTTAGAAGTTATTGAGAAAACAAAACCTAAATTTGCTATTTTTGAGAATGTTAAAAATTTGACATCAAAGAAGTTTGCTAAAGAGTTTGAAATCATTTTAAATTCTTTAGATGAAGCAGGATATAATACTTATTACAAAGTATTAAATGCCAAAGACTACGGAACACCTCAAAATAGAGAAAGAGTATTCGGTATTTCTATTCGTAAAGATATAGATACGGGATTTGAATTTCCATCACCTGTACAATTAGAAACAAGATTTGAGGACTATTGTTCTCCATGCAATGAAGATACTTCTATGGATGATAAATGGCTTGAAAGAATTTCTAAATGGAAATCACATCAGAACCCATTGGATAAAGTAATGGGAACAAACAGTATTTGTGCTACTATCACTACAAGAATTGCTATTAGTGATGGTGGAGGTATAAATGCTTCCACCAAGTTATACAGTACGAAGATTTCAGAAGATATGAATTTAAGAGAAAATTTTAAAAATATGGACATTCATTATCTAAATACTCTTACCTGTTGGCAATTAATGGGATTTGATAAGAAAGATTATGAATTGGCTAAAGCGAGTTTACATGAAAAATTCAATCCTACTTCTAACCAATTAAGAGGATTTTTATATAAACAGGCGGGAAACAGTATTGTAGTAAGTGTGATTGAAGTTATATTTGAAAGTTTAGCTGTTCAGTATCCATCTGATTTTGTACAAAGATGGGGTGAGGATTTGTGAGAAAATATGAAAAAGTTTTATCAACCATAGCGACATGGATAACGTTATTTTCTCTTATTTTTGTCAGTTATAAACATAACAATTTAGTAGAAGATTATAATGATTTGACTACTAAATATAACAAAATTGTGAAAGAGAAAAAGACAGTTGATACTATATGTCATATACTGTTAAATCAAGAACCCTATACAGTTCATGAAGTTAAAACTGTAGAATGTATAGGAGAGTTTAAAATTACTTATTATTGTGGTTGTGATGTTTGTAATGGAGTATGGGGAAACATCACTTATAGAGGTACAATTCCTCGTCCTCAACACACAATAGCAGTAGACCCTAATGTAATACCACTTGACAGTAAAGTAATCATAAAAGGGATAGAATACACCGCAGAAGATACAGGAAATAAAATCATAGGTAATAAGATTGATGTTTATGTATCTTCACATGAAGAAGCTTTAGAAAAAGGAACTAAAACTTTAAAGGTATATAAGGAGGTGAACTAAAAATGAAAGAAAAGATAAAAGAATTTTTAGAAGGATTTTTAGTTATTGATATACTAGTTTGTTTTTCATGGGCAATAGTTGAAATATTGATGTTCATACTTAAAATGATAGGAGCGATTTAAGATGGGTAAAATAGATAAACAATGGATGAACCAAAGAGGATTTGACGAATATCTCAAAGATGGCAATACTTTGATTTTCAAGGATGTAAATGATATTCAAGTGGGTGTTAAAAACAGTTATTATAGGTTTTATTACATTGTAGATACTGTAGGGAAGTATCATTTAAGAAGTACAAAATTCTATGATTGGGATAGTTTCAATACTTTTTATGAAGAATTTAAAGAATTAGTAATGAATTTAAAATGGAAGGATGATGATTTATGAAAGGTGAACTCCATATTATCCCAGATTTATGCAATGAAGAAGCTATATATTATGTTTTTATAGGTGATGAATATATAGCATTATACACCTCGTGGGAAGATTTATGTGAAAATATAGGTGAAGATATTAAAACAAAATTAAAGGAGATATATTAAAAAGGAAGGATGATGATTTATAATGGAAAAATTAAACTATTATGTATTGTATTATTTAACTAAAGATAGGAATTCATATATTTGTTCTAATCGTGTAGAATTAAATAGACCTATCAACAACATGGAAGATTTAGAGTTAATTAAAAAGATGATTGCAGATGAAAAAGATACGAAATGGTATAATATTCAAATATTGAATATTATGAGATTTCCAATTTAAGGGGGTGAAGAATAATGTTGACTGAAGAAAAATGTTTAAAGGCTTTATGTCGTATTCAATGTGGAGCAAAACGAAATAAAAAGTGTGAAGATTGCAAATGTTTTGATACTAAAATAAACCCTTGGAAATGTGTTGAAAATACAAATGAGAGTTTAATTATTAGGGATTTAGTTGAAGAACACTTTAATCCTAAGCCTCTTAAATTTGAGGATTTAAAAGAAAATGCTTATGTTTGGGATAGTATGTTTAGTTTTATTGTTATAATAGGAAAAATCGAAAAAGATAAACATATTACTTTGACAAATGGTTATGATTTAAGTGCTAGAATTGTTTTTGTTGAAAATAGATTTTATCCAATTCAAATACCAATGTTAGGAGGAAACCAATGAGGCTTTATTTTAGAATTGATTGTTTATTAACTACAGAGTTTAAAAATTATGTAGCTTATGCTACATCACATAGAGCAATGTTGAAAAGAAAGAAGGTTAAAGAATTAGGATGGGTAGAAAAATGAAACTATTTCAACATCAAAAACAAATACTTCATTTACTTACAAATAATGACAAGAGGTGATATTAATGGAAAAAAGATATGGTAGATTAAAAATTGTAAAAGAAGCGGAAGTGAAATATCGTGGTAAAATTATTTAGTCACCAAAAAAAGATGGTAGAATTAGCTACTCAAAATAAAAGTTTTGCATTTTTTTGTGAGCAAGGAACTGGCAAAACTTTAGGAGTTCTTTGCCATTTATGTAACCTATTTATGGCTAGAGAAATAGAAAACGCTTTAGTTATATGTCCCGCATCGGTCAAAGGGTCATGGAACAGAGATATTGAAAAACTAGGTAAGAGGAAAGCAAAGTATCTTAAAAATTTAGTTGTTGTATCTTACGATATGGTGTGGAGAAGAAAAGAGTATGAGAGAGCATGGGATTGTATCGTATTGGACGAGTCACATTCCATAGCACATAGAAATACCAAACGTACTAAATTCATCCATAAACTTAAAAATATGAGCAAATATAGGTATATCATGACAGGTACACCAATGCATAACGGGCATTATGAAGATTATTATTCTCAAATCGATTTTATTCTTCCTAATTATTTAGGAACTTATAATGAGTTTCTAGCACATCATACTGTACAAAGACAATTACCAGGTACTTATGTCAAGATAATAGTAAAATATAGAAATGTTCAAGAACTACTAGACAAAATAAGTGAAAAAGCGTATTATATAGATAAGAAGTCATGTCTTGATTTACCAGATATGTTACCTCCAAACATCATTGATTGTGAGTTAAAAGAAAAGAAAAAGTATAAAGAAGCTTTAGAAAACTTCATAGAAGAATTTGATATGAATATAGGAAATCCTATGTCCGTCATTGTGAAGTTAAGACAGTTATGCAGTGGCTTTGTAATAGACGATTATCAAGAACTTCATGAACTTAAATGTGAGAAGATAAAAATGCTAGATGAACTTATCGACAGTTTGAATGGAAAACTCGTTATCTTTGCCGAATTTACTTATTCTCTTTCTCAAATTCATAAGCTTCTAGAGAAGAAGAAAATCAATTATGTAACATTAGATGGCAAACAAAGAAACAAGTCGATATGGAAAGATTTTCAAGAGAACGAGGACATTCAAGTTATTGTATGTCAATATCGTTCAGCTAATGCAGGAATAGATTTGTTTGCTTCTAGTAATATGATTTTCTATGAGCCTAATCAATCAAGTACAGTTATCGACCAAGCTATGGCACGTATACATAGGAATGGACAAACTAGCAAATGCAGTTACCATTGGTTGATTACTAAAGATACTGTAGAAGAAGATATTTATGAGAGGGTATCTCGAGGAATGGACTTCAATGTTGACGCTTTAGATAATTTTAGACAAAGGATGTGATAAAATGGAACAATTCACTAGATGTGATTTTTGTGAGCATTTACAAGAATGTAGAGAAAAATCTTTATTAATTGATTTCACATTAGGGATGGACACAACAAGGCATTTTATACCTAATGAGCTTCTTTCTGGATGTCCTAGAAAGGATGATGAAAATGATAGAGAGAACATTTAAGATACCATCATGGCATCAACTCTATTCAGATTATTTTAGGTATTTGAATAACACTCAACAAGCTATTAAATTACTTAAAGAGTTTAGAAAAGAACAGGATATTCAATGTGAACTAATTCTCCCTTATACGGACAGTCGCACTCAAAAGCAATCTTTAAAGATTGCTACGACCAAAGACTATAGAAGAATAGTACATGATAAAAAGAAATTCGGTACGGACTTAAAGAAGCCAGACCGTCAAGGATTTTATGGTATTCGTCTTAATTCTAAACTCTATCAATCATGGCTGGATATATTGAAAGCTAATGATAATTTTAAAATTCTAGACGAGCCTAGAATAGCTGAATATATTGGTATCAACAACAAAGGTAAGGATTTAGGTAAATTTGAAAGAGAGTTTCTCGTAGATGATAAAGACCTTTATCTATCAATCAAATGTGAATACAAATTTATCGTAGTAGATGATTTTATTGAGATTGAGCCTTATAAATTTTATGAAATAAAAGAAGGAGAGATATTGTGATTGAGAGTAAAAGAAAACAATTAGAAATCATAGAAGATTTCTATGCACTTTATATGCGTTCACCGAAACCCGCAGAATACAAAGCTTTAGGGGGTACATATAAGACGAGTCCTTACATTACATTCCTAGCTGAAAATTATTTCAAACCTCCAACGTCTAAAGAAGAAACTTATGAAGTTGTTAATAGACAAGGAGACGTTGTATATACAGGAATTCCTAAAGATATAGGATATGAGTATGATACTACAGGTGGACAAGTATCTAGAGCGTGTAGAGAAAAAACATTGTATAAAGGAAAATATACAATTAGGAAAAAAGAATTTGATATTGATTATTTCAATAAACATAGAAAGGATGATTTGAATGGAAAAATTGACTAAAAAAGATTTACAGAAACGTTGGGGCATCTGCGAAAGAACCCTTGACAGATGGAAAGATATGAAAGGGTTGCCTTATCATAAATTACCTGTAAATGGTAGAATTTATTTTTATAAAGAGGAGATTGAAGAATGGGAAAACAAGATGATGGGTGGAAAAGTAGATTAGTAGCTTTTGACTTTGAAGCCACAGCTTACGATTGGTTATTATGTATAAAAGATAGACAGACAGGAAAGTTCTATGATTTCCATAATGACCCGCAAGGTGTTGAGGATTTCATCAATGAGCATGATTTCATCTATGTAGGATATAACAATAAACATTATGATAATTATATTCTCAAAGGTGTTTTAAACCATTATACACCAGATTATATTAAGGATATTAATGATTATATTATCGTTGAACACCAAAATGGATGGACATATCCATTCGACCAACCGTACATCAAAATACCACCAACAAGTGACCTCATGTTGGATATGCCTTTGAGACAGTCCTTAAAGGAACTTGAAGGTAATATGCTCATGGATATTCAAGAGTCAAGTGTAGACTTTAAAATAGACCATCCGTGGACTAAAGAGGAGTTTGAGGAAATGCTATCCTATTGTCACCATGATGTCGACTCTACATCACGTCTAATTGACGAAAGAATGGACTATTTAGAGGCTAAAGTATTCAATGGTACAAGAGAAGGCTTGACACCAGAAGAAGCCTTATATCGAACAAATGGACAGTTAGCGAGTATCTCTTTAGGTGCTGAAAGATGTGAGTTCAATGACGAAAGAGATATTCAGTTTCCAGATACAGTAAATTGGGATAATATCCCTAAAGAAGTAAAGGATTTTTTCTACCAAGCTTTTGATAAAAATATCCCTACGGAGGTACTTTTCAATAAGAAACTTAAAATTGATTTTTTAGGTTTGGAATGGGTATTTGCATGGGGAGGTGTTCATGCGAGTGTTCAAAATGAAATCATTGTAAACGAGAATGGATATGTTCAAAAGATTGCAGACGTAACTTCTCTATATCCATCATTGATGGAAGAATATGGACTTACGAGCCGTGCAGTACCAGACCCTAATAAATTCTTCAATATGAAGAAAGAACGTATTGACGCTAAACATAGAGGTGACAAGAGAGTAGCAAATTCTCTTAAAGTGCCTATCAATACAGTTTATGGTATTTCGTTACAACAGTTTAGTGATTGCTACGACCCACGTAATGGTCGTTCAGTATGTGTCACAGGACAGTTACTATTGACGGATTTATGTGTTGAGTTGTGCAAACAATGTAAGACAATTAGACTTACTAATGTAAATACGGATGGTGTTGCTTTTATCATTCATGAAAGCGAAATGGATATAGCTAATGCAGTTATGGATGAATGGCAAAAAAGAACACGTCTAGAATTAGAAATTGAGGGTATCAAGCGTTATATTATTAAAGATGTGAACAATTATATCCTTGAAAAAGAAGATGGTTCATTGAAAGTAAAAGGTGCTTATGTGAGCGATTATAAACCATCATTCAAGCATAATTCATTTTCTATTGTAGCAAAGGCTATTATTGATTATTTTATTAGTGATGTACCTGTAGAAGATACCATCAATGCTTGTAATGACCCTTTCCAATTTCAACTGATTGGAAAAACAGGAGGTAGTTACGATAAGACAGTTCATTATGTGAACGGTGAAGAAATAGAAGTACAAAGGGTAAATCGTATTTATGCGGTCAAAGATGAAAATCTAGGTGCGGTTAAAAAAGTAAAGAAAACATATTTGGACAAAGAATTGGTTCAAGAAGTAGACTTTGAGGAAAAATGGTCGAGATACTACATCAATCAAAAAGGAAATAAAACTTATAAGATAGTATGGGAAACGGACGAAAAGGGAGATTTCTTTATGAGAAAAGATACAATTCAAAATTGTCCACCTCATGCACTTATAGATAATTCTTGTAAAATTACTATTGACACTATTGATAAAGAGTGGTATATTAATCTTGCAAAGAAAAGAATAAATGATTTTCTAGGCATTAAAAAAAAAAATAAGAAAACAAAGGAGAAAAAGAAAATGGCAGTAGCTAAAACAAAATTAGAGCCGAGACCTGCTCTATACAAAAAGATTTTTGATTTAGGTCTATATTTAGCAAAACAACCTTACATTACAGATGGGTACAATGATGCACAAGGATATGAATACATCAAGTCGTCTTACTATCGTAAAGTGTTAGGACAAGGATGTAGAGAAGTTGGATTGATTTACAAATTATCTATTGTAAATAGATTATTCACACCTCTTGAAAAAACTAAAAATATGAACTTGATTACTATTCAAGGAAATATGAGTTTGATTGACCCAGACACAGGAGAATTTGAAGATTATCCAATTATTGCAGAAGGTAGTGATAATTTAGATAAAGGTATTTACAAAGCTGAAACAATGGCTATCAAATACTTTGTGCTAAATAACTTCTTGTTACCAGAAACACAAGATGAAATCGACCCAGAGTCAGCTAAAGAAGATAGAAAAGCAGAAGAAAAACCTTTAAATGTAACAAAGGATGAACCTAAAAAATCTAAACCTACACCTCCTCCAACTAAAGAAGAAAGAGAAGAAGCTAAACAAGAAGTCGTAAATGACGACCAACCAACTATGGCTTATGTAGATGAAATGATTGATTTAATCAAAGCTTGTCAAGAAAAGAAACCAGGATATGGTGAAAAAACTTTAGCCAACCTTGAAAAATTCAAAAAAGGCGAAATGGCTTTAACTAAAACAAAAGCAGTTTCTATGATGACAAAGATTGAAGAAAAGGCGGACAAGTTTGGAGTTGAATAAACTCCTACTCTCAAATGATTATGAGAAGATTATTTGTAAGTCAACCCATGCGTGGTAAGACGCAAGAGGAAATTATAGAAGCAAGAGATAAAGCAGTTAAAAAATTATCATTAATACTTGATGAAGAATTTGAGGTAGTTGATAGTTATTTTACAGAAGATGAACCAAAAGATGTAAAAAGTAGTGGTGTGTATTGGTTAGGTAAATCTTTAGAATTATTGAGTAAATGTGATTTAGCTTTGTTCATAGACGATTGGTGGGAATATAGAGGATGTCGAATTGAACGAGAAGTAGGCCGAGCATATGGAATAGAAATACTTGAAATATAAAGGAGAATAAAAATGTTAGATTGGAAATACAGTGAAGATGGGAAAAGAATTATTTTAGTAAATGGAGAACCAAGAAGTAAATTAAAAGTTACAGGTACTCGTCTAGCAGGAATTTTAGGATTGAATAAATGGAATACTCCATTTCAAATGTGGTGTGAAATTACTAAATGTGCTAGACCTCCATTTGAAGATACGATTTATACTTTAGCTGGTAAAGCTATTGAACCAAAACAAATTAAATGGACCAAAGAACAAATTAGTGAAAACGTATTATCGCCAGAAGAATTTTTCGGTAATAGATATAGTGAAGTCAAATATGACTTCTATCCTAATGAAAAAATCTATGGTGGTATGTGGGACAGTAAACTCGTTCGTCCTAGCGGTAAAGTATCAGATATTTTTGAATACAAGACTACCAAACGTGCAGAGGATTGGGTAGACAATCCACCTGTTTATTACTTATGTCAAGCATTGGAATATGCTTATTTAGAAGGTGCTAAAAGAGTACATTTAGTTGTATCATTCTTAAAAGATGATGATTACAACAATCCTCAAAATTTTGTAGTAGATGATAGCAATACTCAATTATTCACATATGATGTGAACAAAACGTACATTGATATTACAGATGGGGAAATCGTTGTTTTAGAAAAAGGGGATGAAATCCCTACAAACCATTATAACATTAAAGGCTTGATTAAATTAGCTGATAAATGGTATGATGAACATATCAAGACAGGATTTAGTCCTGCATTTGATGAAGTGAAGGACAAAGAATATTTAGATATTTTAAGAACTTCAAAACCTCAAAATGATTTAGACGATAACGATTTGGTTGCAAAAGCCAATGAACTTATCGCTAAAATAGATGCCATCAAAAAAGAAACAGGTTTAGCAGATTTAGAAAAACAATTAAAGGCTTGTGAAAATGGCATCAAAGAACAGTTATCTTCACAAATGGGAAATAACGATACAAAAGCAGTTTTAGGTAACTATACATTATCTAAAACAGTTAAAGAAGTTGTTTCTTATGATGTTGAAGCAATGGAACTTGACGGAGTATTAGACAAGTATGAAATCAAATCAACAAAAGAAACATTAACATTGAGAAAGAAAAAATAGAGAAAGAGAGATTAGAGATTATGGACACAATTCAATTAGTAGAAAGTAGTTTTGTATTAGTACCTGCAGGAGAAGATGTAGTTTTAGGAATTACAAGTGCAAAAGCAATGCCTAAAGCAAAACCATCTAAAATCGAAGTAGTATTCACTCATGCAAATGGTGGAACAATCAAACAAACTTATGACTTAAATAAAAAATTAAAGAAAACAGATAAAAACCCTATTGGTTTAGTATTATTCTCAATTTTAGCAAGAACAGCTTTAGGAGACAGTTCTTTAGAAAACTTCTCATTATCTAAAGATTTGCCAAAATTAGTAGGTAAAAATTTAGTATGTGAAGTCAAACATTCAGACCCTAAAGATAATGAAAACGGATATGTTTATGCAAACATTAAAAAAATTGTTAGATTAGCAGATGAAGAAACTGTTGAGGAAGTAGAAGATGAAGAAGATGACCTTTAATAGGTCACCTTTAGAGTCAAACCTAGTCAAGAAGGTTGAAACATATATTAAAACCACGTTTAAAGAAAGAGCGTGGTTTTTAAATATCGGTGGCAACGCTTCACAAAGAAGTGGTGTGCCAGACATATTAGTATGTATCAATGGTAAATTGATAGGTTTGGAACTTAAAAGAGAAGATGGAACAGGACGACCTAGTAAACAACAGGAAATTGAATGTAGAAAGATAAACAATGCAGGTGGAATAGCAATCATTACAAATGATTTTGAACAAATAAAAAAATTGCTAAATGATGTTTACAACAATAAATATGTATGTTAAAATAATATATGTGAGAGGTACTACCCATCACCTCTCACTTCTCCGTTAAAACATTTTGGTTGCGAATATGCAAAAAAGACTACATTATTTGTAGTCTTTTTTCATGCACATTGCATATCTTAAAGCTTTGCCATCAGGCGCATCTTTATCGTTCAAGAACTTGTGAGCCATACGGACATAGGATGTTACATTATCTCCTAGCACTTCGCAATAATCACTATATATCATATTCATGGCATAATTCCAATCGTATTCGTTGAAATCCCTAAAAGAGACACCATTACTACGTGCCACCGAGTTTGTTTCTTCTACACTCCATTTAGGTGCTTTTGAGCCATCATCATTTACCATATCTTCATAAATATCATTCAATGTGTCCTCGTCAAAATGATACCCATTTACTAAAATATAAAGATTTGTTTTAATATCTCGATAACGGTCCGGGTGTTCCACTTTGATAATGTCCATAACAATATCAAAGTCCTCCATCATCTTTTCGATTACTTGCGGATGACTCATGGCTTGTTGGTACATTTTTTTCATACTCATAATTTACCCTCCTTCAACAATTTAATGATTTCTTCGTTCTGTTCTATTATCTTTTTAGATAACTGTCTGTTTTCAATCATTAAAGACATAATATCATTATGAAGATTTTCTATGACTTCATCATTACTTGCTTGTTTATGAAGTTCATCATTGTTTTGTACTTGAAGAATAAAAGAAACAAGAGTGATAGCGTCTAGAAAATCTAAATTTTCATTCATTATGCAATCTTCTTGATAATGATATTTGCGTCTTGAACAGTTAAAGGTAAAGCTGAATTATTTCCTAATGAGATAACGTATGAAGCACCACATGGTACTTGTACTAATGTACTACCATCTACGTTTCCTAATGCACTCGCTGTAGCTACTGTATAGATACTTCTAGTTCCACCAATGATTTCACCATCTAGTTCTAAATCTAATGAAGCTTCACCTAGTGTGGTAGATGTGATGTTAGCACTATATTCTACTTCATAAATACCTGGTTTAGTTAAAGTAAATAAACCACTTCCTAAATCATGTGCCAACCATCCTTTACAAGCACATTGACAAGAACGTGTTCTTATTCTGTCTGTTGGGAATAATACATTTTGTCCTACGGCTACTGTTTGACTAGCCACTCCAATACTATTAATCATATAATTTTCTCCTTTCTAAAATAAAAAGAACAGTTCCTTTGAACCGTTCTTTTTAATGTTTAAATCCAAAGGTTTGATAAAACCTAATATCGCTATGCGACTAGATTATAAAGTTGTTCCATTACATCCGCAACCATTACCGAAACAAGCACCGCTATTATAAGCATAATATGGTGAGCAAGTTAAGTATGCTGGTTTAGGTGTAGGTTGTAATGTACTGATAATGTTAGCTGATTGTGCTTGTTGAGATAATTGGAAATTAGCTGTTAATAAATCTCTATCTCTGTCGGCCAATCTATCTCTTAATTCTTGCATTGTGTTAGCATTGATTAAGGCTCTAGTTGCTTCACCTTCAGCATGGATTGCTGTAGTAATTTCACAAGTGTTTTTATAATCTTGTGCTACTACGTTGTCAATCGCACGTTGAGTTGTACAGCAACATTCTTGTTGACTAGCTTGTAGGTTTTGCATACCTAATTGAGTAGTATAGCGACTTTCCAATACATCACGTTGAGTTTGACAAGCAGAGTTAGAAACGTTTTGGTTAGTATTAAAAATATCACGTTTAATGAACTCACCATCAAGTAATGCGTCATTAGTGACATTATTGTTACCCCAACCATTATTACAAAATAATAAGATTAAGATAACCCAGAACCATGCACCAAAACCGTCACCGAAACCATCATTGTCTCTTTCAGCTAGATTGTAAGTAGGTTGAATACCCATTCCTGCATCTGTCATAAGACCTCTCTCCTTTTCTATAATATATTTATAACTACATTAAAATTTAATGTTGTTACCGAACATCTTTTTAGCTTGTTGTTTAGCCATTTCCGGTATCGTATTTATATCCACGTGGGTCTAAATAATAGGTAGTTTCTGACCCACCAGAAGGACAACCACTTAAAGTATAATAAATATTTTGTTTCGTGGCATATTTCGCAATAGCAATATCAAAATCATTAGTAGCTGTACCATTTACAGTATAAGTACCATCCCTATTATTAACCATAGTAATACCATTTATAGTAGTCGTTTTGGCAGTGCAATTAATCAAATTCAATCCTTTAGTGCTATTTTGTACGGTATTACCTTTAATAACAATTTGTTTAATAGGCTTTTCTGTACTATTTCCTAAATATTTGTATCCATTGGTTGTATGAGTTGTTTCTACTATTCCTGTAGCAGAAGAATTAGTTACACTTTCAATAGTATCAACTTGTTTCTGTAAATCTGTATAAGTAGATGGAATACTATCTAAAGCTTTTTTGGATGCGTTTTCTACTAATTGAACTTGTTCAGAACCTTTATTTGTGATGTTGGTAATTTGATTACTTGACGTAGTAAGTAATCGGTTATTTTCGGTTTCAGCCAATGCTGATAATTCTTTTTCTAATTGGATTAAGTAATCACTAGCGATTGATTGTTCTTCGTCACTTAATTCGACTTCGATACCTTCTAATGAAAGTCCTTTAGCTACCGTAGTATTCCATTCTAATGTAAGACTATCTTCTGATTTTTTAGCACATACAATGAATTTAACATCACCCTTGTATTTTGTTACTTTTCTACTGAATAGCCATGAGAATAAAATATTTCCTTCACTTACAGTAACATCATTAACAAAATAATTATCTCTTTCTTTATTTGCATTTTCAAAATTGACATATAATTTCAATTTGCTTAAATCTACATTGTCACCTACGATTTTAGGACATTGAAAATACATTCTATCTGATTTTTCATCACTTTCAACACCGATTACATAATCTTCTGGAATATTGATAACCCTTGTAATTGGGTCAATTATAATTCTTTCTTCATTACTTTGTACCGAAATATCATCTGGCACAATAATATTATCTAAATCCATATCTATTCACCTACCCTCATAATAATTTTATTTGTTCTAAAATATAATGTTCCTTCATTGATTTTTTGCCCTGGTCTAGCATCGCTACCAATAACATAACAAATATGTGTTCCTTTAATTGTCATAGCTTCATTGACTACTAATTTGTTATTACTGATAGGATAAGCTTTGTTATCAAAAATTAAATACCATTTCATAGATGGGATACTTGTTTCTATATCAAAATTTAAAGTGTTCACACCTTTTTCACCTTCGTTACCAATAATTAAATCGGAAGGATAAACGCTTTTATCAGCGCAAATCTTAATTGTTTTTATCATATAAATTCACCTCATTCAAATTATACAATAAAAGCGACTTTAAAATAAGTCGCTTTTTCTATAAACTTTTTCAATCTCCTAATAACTGTCGTACCTTGAATATCCAATATGTCCGCTACTTCATCTTTTGAATTGTCGATATAGAGATAAACAGTTTCAGCTACTTTAGGATTGATAGCTTTCACTCTACAAATTTCATTTATGTGTTCTTCACTTAAGTCTTCTCCTAGTATCTCTATGATTTGTTCTCTCAATCTCTTCTTTACGAATGGTTTAGGAACTTCTTGATTGTCTATCAATTCCTGTATAATGTTCAGTACATATGATAGATATACTCCAAAGAGAGGAGTGGCAAATAATGATATATTTAAAGGAATGACTCCTTTGATTAATAGATAGAATGTTACTAATGTAATCAATGTACATTTGGATAGGCTATCAGCATGATAAGATTTACCGAACACCATTCTATTCATTTGAAAACTGAAAAATATAAATAAAAACTCAATAGTTCGGTTATTCAACCATGCTATTGAGTAAACTAATAGAAACTGTAAAACTTGAACAATGACTACGAATATCGTAAACATCACTTTCTCACGTTTACCCATCTTAATCGTCTCCTTTATTTTCTGAATAATTTTTTGAACGCTTTTTCCATAGCTTTGTGACTAGGAAAGAAAAAATATGATGGATTTCCCCACATAGTGTATACCCTCCTTTATTTAAGAATAAATAAGTTATTAATAGTAAGATATAATAATCTAGACACAATAATTGATTTTCTATAAATCCATAGTATCTAAATCCTAAACTAATATTTCTAATAAATAATGAAATCATTTGATAAATTATATTCAGCGGAATACATAATAATGTTTCTTTAAAATTAATATTTAACACTTTGCAACCAATAATCAATACAAATATTATATCAATAATGAAAGAAATACATTCTCCCATGAAATAACATACACAAATATTTAAAATATTGGATAGAATTATTAATTTCAAATGTTTCAAAGTGAATTTCATATTTTTACTAATTATAGAAAATATCAGTATCCCATTGATATTCTTAATTATCAATGTAAAGACAAATGATAATATGAAATTATTACTTATTAGATTATCTAACTTTTGTAATATTGGTATGCTCGTGTTCAAGTCAAACCATTTTACACCGAATAACTTAAACACAATACATACTATTAACATAATGATACACGTTCGTAAAGAACGCTCATATAATATTTTGTTTTTCATAACAATTACCCATCTTTCTTTTAATTTATACTCCCATTAAAGCCTTGATTGTATTCTTACCAGCTACACCGTCAACAGTTAAGCCTTTAGCTTTTTGGAATTGAATAACAGCTAATTTAGTATTGTCACCAAAGATTGCGTCAGTTTTACCAGGGTTGAAACCATAACAGTATAAAGCGACTTGAACCGCTCTAACCATTTCTTGACATTCTCCTAATTTGACATAATGTTTTCCTAAAGCATTGATAGTTTTAGCTCCGCATGAACCATCTACTTTTAAATTAGAATGGTAATCATGGTTCATAGCACATTGGAAACATCTAACAATATTAGCCTTTGTATTAGGACCATTGATACCGTCAACTGTAATACTATGTCCTGTATAGTTGATAGTATGTTGTTGTCCTAAAGCGACTAAATCATTTTTAGGAGTTGTGCTAGGTCTAGTTGTTGGTTGAGTTGAGATAGCATCACTAAATCTAAAATGATAGTCCCAACCGCCTTTGTAATTATAGAAACTTCTAACACAAATTTCCTTGCCTGTTTGGTCTCCATGTTTACCACCTGTAGTAGTTCCTTTTTCATTGATAGATGCGTGGACGATATTGTTTGCATCCGTACACATAACGACATGATGTCCTTCTTTTAAGAAAATGTCACCACGTTTACGAGCACCACCAACTGAAACAGTTTTAAATCCACAAGCTAATAATTGTGCTCTCAATGTTCTAGTAGTAGATGATTTCTTGACATTAAATCCTGCTTGATTTAATGCCGTACCTACTAATGAAGAACAATCATAATCTATTCCACCATTTCTATGTGTTTGGTCATAGCCATGTGAGTCATCTTTGGCTACAGTAACCATGAATGACACGGCTTTTTCAATATTACCCATAATTTCCCTCCTATTTCTTGTTGTAGGTATTTGTACTAATTCCTAATAACACACCTAAAAATGTATCTACGGCTGTGATAGTACCTACGATTTGTTCACCATATGGTAAATTCCAGATACCTGCTAGAGCAAAATATAAAGTACCACAAGCTGGCAATACATATTGAGCGATATATTTAAGAATATCATATGTTTTGTCTGTCAACTTTAACATATAAATACCTCCTTTCCATATTTGTATTATAGCACCTAAAAAGCACCCATGTAAAGGTGCTTTTTATTTAGTAATCATAATCACGTCTCTTTTAATATTTTCTACGTCTTGTTTAATGTTATTTACATCATCTTCCACTTCGTCTATTCTATCATGGAGTTTCTTATGAGCGTCATGATTGTGGACTTTAAATTCATCTAAATCATGTTCCATACGTTTAAGACGAGTAATCAATTCAGTAATAGTAGAATTGAGATTGATGATAGGCTTCCCTACTGTAAAGAATAAACCTATAATTGTTCCTAACGCTAAAATTACTGTCCATGAGATACTCGCTTCATTCATAATTCAGTACCTCCTTAGTCAGTTGTTTTAGTATAGTAAACAAAAGCTTTAAATTTATAGCCTGCCCATGAAGTATTATTTTGATATAAAATATCGTCTCCGCTCAACCCAAAATTAGTAGCATAAAATGTACCGCTTGTTCCTTGTTGATAATAGACTACAGGAAATTTATTCAAATTTTTAGTACTTGGTTGTTTAGCATATACTTTTAAATCTACATAAGTGTCGGCATTAGATATATTACATGGTTTACTACCTGTGCCTGATGAAAGTCCCGTCCATTCAATCATTTTTACATAAATTGGTTTTCCATCAATCCATGTATCTCCTGTTTTTGTTTCTTCTCTAGCATAATGAGTTTCATTAGCAATATTAACAATATTATCAGTGGCATTATTGACAGCTTTTGTAATACTATTTACATCTTCGGCTGAAAATTTAGTTCCATGTTGTTTAGGAGTATAAGCTTTTTCTAATCTTACATTAGAATAAAGTGTAGACCCATTATTGGCTATTAAATTATATTTTCTCTGTTCACCATCTTGTAAAATTTCGTCTATATAATTTTCTTTTAACCTCATACCTCAATACCTCCATAATTTCCTAGAGTAAACGGTAACACTACTCTATTATTCCATAAGTTGTCAGATAAATTATAAAACCCTCTAATAGCATTTGTCAATCTGTTCAATTCAATGTAATCGATATATTTGTCCCCTTCTTGAAATGTTTTCTTTTCTCCTACCCCTACAATGTTACCTGTAAGATTGTCTAATAACTCAATCTTATCTTCAATCAAATTCCATCTGTCTGGTGTAGGAAAATCATTGTAAGAAACAGTAGGAGGGTTGCCATTGTTATAACTTGTGTCCATATCGTCAAATTTATCTCCTATAGGATAAAACGCACTTAATTCTTGTGAAATATGATAAATATGAACACAAAAATTATTATAATCATCAGCATTAATATAGCTGGAAGCTGTCCAATTAGCCTCTGGTGGTGTCATATTAGCCATTATATCTTTCTCCCTTCTATATAACCTCTTAATCCTCCTGCGCTGAACGTCAACTCATGCTTCTCAATCCTAATGATGATTTCATCACCCATTTTATTTAGGATTTTAATATTGTCTCCTGTTTCCAATATAGGATTTCCCATATAGTTGAAAGAATACAATTTATCTTTTGCTTCTTCTCTAGCATACCATTCCGCTATGTCACTTGTCCATGCACCTCCATAAGCCATAGGTAATAGATTATTGGACATTTCTAATGTATCTCCCACTTTAGCTAATTGGTATTCATCTTGTGTTGAAATGGTTTGAGAGCCTACGGCATATAATGTGATAGGTTGAGTTAAACTACTAGCACTAGATTTAAGAGTTAATCTTACATGTTTAATTTTACCACTTATTGCCGAAACTGTCACTTCTCCATTGTCAAGAGACAATGTACCACTTTCATTAAATCCTACATCCCATTGGTTTCCTGTTCCTATGTCAAAACATGGTGAATTGATTTCTACTTCTACACTAGAGCCTAAAGAAGGGAATGTGATAGTTTGTTCAAATATCTTCCCTCTTTGCTGTTCAGCTTGATAATTGTCTACCTTGATAATCATATTTCTAATAGGAGTTTGAATTTCAATATGAGGGTAATAATCTACATATTGATTTTCATTCAACTCATATGCGTTCATATTTTCCATTTTAACGTATTTTAAATGAATTGTATTGTAAGGTACTGTCCAATTCACCGATAAGAATGTGACTTCTATAGAACATAAATCTAAATTGTCAAAATTAGGAATATCATTTTTAAGATTTAACACGATTGTGTCAGTTTCCCTTACGTCATGAGACAATTCATTGCTTTCATAATAAGACTTTCCTGTATTGGGATTTAATATCTTATATTTGTAACTTTGAGGAGTGTGTCTATGAACAAATACCATTGAGAAATATTCTGGTGGTCTGTTCCAAAAAGCTAATCTAAATGACATATTTTCTTCAATATTCCCATCTTCATCACACATTTGGTTGCCTATCAATCCTGTAAATTCATTACTGTTTTTCATAGGAAATACAAAACTACCGTCCGCTCTTACATAGTCTTTTTCAAACGTAGCATAATTTCTCCATTGGTTTTCATCAGTATCATAATAATCAATCAAACTGTTTTCATTTGATATATCAGCCATATTCACATTTAACGGCATATCTAATTGAGTAAAAGAACCTTTGGAATGTATCTTATCTTCGGTGTCAATAGTCAATATTTCTTGAAAGGCATTAGCCATCATCAATAAAGCTTCTTTTCTATAACCTTTATAGATTACAGGAAATCCTTGAGGAATGAATTTATCATATGTTCTTAAATCAAATATATCTTCATATCCTTTAGATAGCACTCCGTTTAAATATTTACGATAACTCATATTGACATTTACACTGTCAATGTCTACACTATCATTAATACAATTCAATTTGTCTATAACGCTCAATGTTAAATGTTGCTCGTCTACTGTCCAACTGTCAAGAATAAGCTTTTGCCCTTGAACATATTCTTGTGTTCCATCTGAAAATTCATATCCTACCATAAAATATACTGTTTGACCTTTATCAAGTAATTTCAATTCATTATCTGGATTTTCAATATTAAATCTATCATTTTGATTGTTGATAACAATATTGGCTTTCTTATAAGGTAATTCATCACTTTTAAAGAAAGTAGCTTCACTATAAGATAAAGCATTTCCATCTGTTAAATCCTCATTGTCATAAATCAAAACTTCTCCAAAAGACATGGATTTCATAATAAGCATTTTATCGTTTGCGAAATTACTCATTGTAATTTCTAAATAAGTAATGTCTTTAAAAGACTCTTTAGTTTGAAATCTATATCCTTCATTTTCAAAAGTCAATGTTTCATAATAAGGCGATACTTTAGTGTCATATTTTATTTTAATAGTTTTAGGATAGTTGACATCAAAATCAAGAATTAATTCATCAACAGTTCTATCAACATAACTTTCATCAATAGAATATTTAAAAGTAATAGATGTGTCTTTATTGATTTCTCTCTTAAATACAACTCCACTATAATTCTCTTTAGAATAAAATATAGGTGTGCCATCAGCTAATGTGGTTTCTTTTTCAAATAAAGCAATAGGAGTATATGTTTTATTCAAAAGTAAATCATTGATAGGCGAAGATAAAGAATTTAATTCTTCATCAGTAGTTATGTTGCCGAAGGATTGTAATGTATTGTTTACAGCCCCTATCATTACTTTAACAAGCCATTTGTTTTTAAATGGCTCATTCATTTCACTTATAAATTTTTGACTTGCTTCTTTCATATTTAATACCCCATATCAATCAAGTTACATTTACAATCTATATATTCCAATGGCATACCCGTTTCCTTATCTACTTTCCAAAGCGTAAATGTTCTATCACCAGGATAGAAATAACGACCAATCCATGTAAGAGTAACGGGGTCTATGACTTCAATATAACACTTGAATTTTTCAAATTCTCTTAATGCTCTACTCCATGTTTGGGCATCCAAATGAGCCCATTCTAAATTGCTCAATTTTAATTGGTCTCTACCTACCTTACTACCTGTAACTTGTGCATTAGCGTTACGACCAGAGTCAACAGTTGTAGTAACTGTGTATTCTAAACCTTGTTTAGGGGCAGGTAGAGGCACTCCATTTATTCTAATAAAGGGTGCGCTCATAACCATTCCTCCTATCTTCTTTTGATAAATCCATTAGATTGAATGACATCTTGTGTATTGTTAGCACTTTTGATTTCTCTACTGTCAAGATATACTTTGTTTTCAACCCTTATAGGATTTTCTCTATTTGCTTCTCTCATAGCATAAATCACACCTTCACGTACAGCTTCTTTCATTGATTGTACAAAGCTTGTATTTTCAAGTGGCATTACAGTTGTCTTACCTCTATAGCTTCCTACAACTTCTTTTCCTGCTTCGCCAGCAGTCCATAAACTTTGACTAGGTGATACGAAACTTGCATTGGCAGGAACGAAACCACCTCTAGCAAAAGCTGTAACAGTTGGATTTTGCATAGAATTAGTACCGTAATAAGTTACAGGAATATCTACTCCTGTATCAGGGCTCATACTACTCCATGAAATCCATGTACTAGGGTCGTTCCATTTGAATTGTTTAGCATATTTACCTAATCCACCAAAAATTTCTTTGACTTTCCTATCAAACCATTTTTGGAAACCTATAATGCTATCATACAAGCCTGTAAATATACCCCATATACCGCCTACAAAATCACTAACACCACTTGTAATAGCACCTGTAACTGTGCTTACTACACCCCACATTTTATCCCATGCAATTTGCCATTTGGTTTTGATTTTACCTGTGCTTTCATCAATATAACCATATTGTTCGCCTAACTTATTTTTGACTCTTGTATTGATGTCGTTATAAGAAGTATCAGCATTGGCAATTTGCTCTTGGTATGCCTTATCAATAATACCTTTTTGTTTTTCGTATTCTTCTTTAGTCATACCATTACCATCTGCGTATCTTTTTTCAAGAGACGCTAATTGGTCTGCGTGCCATTGGTCTGCTTCTTCAATAGATTTCTCATGGTTTTTCTTTGCTTCTATAAGCATTTCACTACCTGCTTCTATTGTAAGTTGTTTTTGATTATATTTCAATCTGTTTAGAATAAATGTTTGTTCTTGTTCACTTTCACTCATAGCAGTTACACCTATTTCTCCTAATTGGTCGTATAAACTTTGTAACTCGTTTAAATCCTCTTGTGTCATAGGCATATTCTTACCTTTGTATTTTGCTGTAATTTCATTAATACGAGCGTAAGTGTCATCTACTTTCTTTTGAGTTTCATCATAGTAAGTATTAGTAGAATTTAACATTTCAGTATATTCTTCGGCTGTTACAGTTTTTAAACCTTTCATCATATCAAGGTCTTTCAATTCACTGTTTCTATCACTACTCAATTCATTTAAAACCGCTTCTTTCATTTTTGTGGCTTGTTTAGTCAAATAACTAATATCCTTATCAGTAATAATACCTTTGAAATCAATTTTAGCTAATCTTTTACCTGCGTTTTCCCATTCTTGAACGACAGGTTCTAATTTTGATTTTGTAGTTTCACTTACTTTGTAAACTCCATTACTAAATTCATCTACAGTATCTACCGCAGGTTTCATACCTTCATGGACGGCAACTCCTGCTACGGCAACACCTGCTAATACAACACCTAAACCTGTAAGTCCTGCAACCAATGTGCTACCTGTGATAACTCCCATAGAAGTAAGAATTGTATCTCCTAATCCCACAAAAGCTGTAGCTACTGTACCTAATATACCACCTGAGCCTGCTAGGTTAAAGAACGCTCTTGCCAATCCGCCAATACCTTGTAAACCTGCTACAAAGTTGGATGTTGTTTGAACACCTTTTAATGCTCTAATAAAGTTAGTGATTTTACCTATTGCCCAGATACCTGCTAAAATGCCAGCTATAATCATTAAAGGTTTTTTCCATTTCATGAATGTCTCATAAATTTGGTTTGCTTTTGAATTGATATTTTTAAGTAAATCATCATATCCATATTTGCTTAAATCTAGTCCTAAATCTCCTACTCCTCCACCAGAGCCACTACCACTTGCTCCTGTGTCACGACTTACAGTACCATCATCATTCAATACATTCAATTCATCAATACCTAGAATATAATCTTTCAATTTCTTCGCATTATCAGCCGATTTTTTAAGATTTTTCGCTGTATCTCCTGTGCCTTTGGCAGTATTATTGATTTGTGAATTGACTCCACTAAAATCAATAGATTTTAATTTTACTCCAAAGAAACCTGCGATTTCAGCTACAATCGTTCTTATGAATTTAACAAATGCAATCAAATAAGGTAATACGGCACTCAAAGCAGGAATAAATAAAGAGCCTAACTCCCTAGCTAAAGAAGTTAATTGTGCTCTCAACACTCTTAATGCGTTTGCAGGTTGGTCGATTGTACGCTCCATATCATTCATAGCACTCTTTGATTGTTCCATGATAGCTATAAAACGTAATTCAGTTTTTTGTGCTTGTGTCATATCACGAACACTTTCTTGAATACCTAAACGTCTAGCTGTTTCTTGTAATCTTACTTCTGAAACATCCTTACCTAATCTACGCAATGGTTCTACAGTACCTGTAATACCAGCTTGTAATTTTTGGAACATAGCATCTGGGTCCTTATTATATAAAGAAGCATAGTCGTATGCTAATTTAGTAAATTGTGTAGACAATGTATAGGCATTTTTAGATGAAACACCTAATGAATTCGCTAAATCATAAAAAGATGCTTGATAACGCATAGCTTCTTCTTGATTGACACCGATACTTTCAAGTGACTCTACAAAATTCCACGCTTGTCTTGTTGAGTCACCCATAACAACTTCAAAGAGGTTTTGGGTCTCGATATAATCATTTGCAACTCCTAATAATTTTGAAAAAGCTTGACCAGCTTTATAAGCACCTGCGGTAAAAGCCGTAAAATTGACCGCTCTGCTCAATTTATTCAAAGCTGGTATATTTGACATATTAGTACCTTGTTGCTGACTAGGTGTCAAATTTGGTGCTTTTTTAGTAGTTGTATTCAATCCCCCAAAGCTATTTGCTAATTTTTGCATTTTAGGGATTGTACCATCCATTTGTTTTTCTAATTTTTCTAATTTAGTAATAAGAGTATCTATTCCATCAGTAGATTTACTAGCTTTATCTTCAATCTCTAATGTTAATTTATCTACCTCTGCCATTTAGTCCACTCCTTTCTAAAAATAAAATAGAGAACGATTTAGTTACCGTTCTCTTTACGTTTATTATTCATTGCTTCTACTAATTGTCCAAAAGCCATAAATTGTGCTATAGCTTGTTGTTCTTCGACTTTAGTTAATTCATCACTATCTTTAATTTCTTCTTGTTCTTCAACTTCCTTATCATCAAATTTCAAAGGTTCTTTAAAGTAAGGTTGTTTCTTAAAAAGTTGATTACAAGCTAGAGCGTGGTCTATATACAATCCTTGCAACCATGCTTTCCAATTCTCTTTATGAACAAATGCCTTTTCTTTGTCCTCTAATTTTTGTTCATAAGCATCAAGATAGTTGTAGTATAGTGATGGTTCACCATGCCAAAATAAATCATAGGGCATATCAATAATAATAGATTGAGTGAACAGTTCATTAAATAATTCACTCGCATTTTCATATGAGGGTTTTTCAGTTTCTTCTACTTCCCTTTGCGAATTAGTTTTTTTCCTGTCTTTCCCTCTAATATAAAAACTTCATTTACCATTCCATTTAGGTTTTCGATTACTTCCATCATACCATATTCTTCTTTCATGAACTCTGCAAAATCAATAGCATCTTTCCATGTTGTTTTAGGTTGATGTTTAAGCATACCACCATAAATTAAAATTTCAAAGTTAGTATATAATTTTTCAGAAGGGTTGACCGCATTGTAACCCATCTTTTCCATTTCTACGATAGATGCTCTATCATATTCTAATCTAATTGTTTTGGTTTCATCACCAATAGTTCTTTCTACATCAATGTAACTCATGTCATGTCCTCCTGTTTGATATTTTATTCAGCTGGTGTATAATCTGTTAATTCTACACTTGAAGTAGCAGTAAGATTTAAAGTACCTTGCATTGGATTGTCTGGTGTCCATTCGTCATTCGCTAAAATTGAAGCTGTACCTCTAAATACATAAGCTTTGTTCAATGGTTTAGGCATACCTACTCTGAACCATACATCATCTTTAGCTTGTTCAGTTTGAATTTTTCCAACCTCTGCAAATACTTCTGGTGTGAAGTTGACACCGAAACCTAATGTACCTCCGTTGTCAGCTAAACCTTCGATATACACTTTCATGTTATCATAAATAGTCGTAACATCATGTGTAGATGGTGTACCAACTAATGAAGGGATTTTAATAACGTCTGGTACTTTTGCCCAACCAGTTGTTGGTACATTACCATCAGCATTTTTAACCCATTCTAAAGTTAAACCTTTCGTTAATTGTGCCATACAGTTGACCTCCTATAATTGATAAATAATCATTGTTTCATTATCTATGACACCGCCATAGGTAACGATATAACGTAAAATACTGTTATCAGAGGCATAGGGCAATATTTGATATGTACCTATCATTTTCATACCATAAGTCTCTCTCATAATAGTATCTAATTCATTTCCTAATGTAGTAACTAATTTACGTTTGCTTATCAGTTGTCCTTCATGAGAAATATCTCTCCCATAAATTTCAAAACGATAATGTAAATTAGTTCTAATGATTTTTCCATTGATTTGTTGTTGTGGAGTATTTGTAATTTCCTCAACAGTAATCATAGGATATACAGGTTGTTTAGTAGAATAAGGTTCTCTAATATCCTTAAAAGGTACAGTAAATGTACTATTTTTAATCTTTTCCATGATTTCATCTAATATACTCACCATTGTTGTTTCACCTTCTCTACAAACAATTTAACTTCTACATTTAATTTTTTAGAAAGCCATTGAGCAGTCTTATACATTTGCATATTAGCTCTTTGACCTTGTGTAAAACGATACTCGGTTCTTGTACTGTCGGTAGGAAAAAACCAACCTACTTTACCATCTTTGGTGGTAAAGATATGTTCACCTATGCCATACACCCAACCTAATTTATTGGCTAACTCATGGGGAGTTTCACTTCCTACTTGACCTGTACCAAACTCTACATAAAGAACATTTTCTCCCTCTTGGACTATTCTATAGCCACTAGGGGTCTTTGTCCAATATGTATTGTAAACTAGGTGTCGTCCTTGTCCGTCTGAAATAGGAGTTAAGGATTGACAATACAATACGGCTTCATCCAATATGGACTCAATATCAGATGGAAAGCCTTTTATCGTTTTCTTCATATTTTGAAGGTCTTGGATAGTTTTCTTTATCTCTTGTCTATCAAGAGAAATTGTTCTAACCTTATTTGCCAATTTGTAATCTCTTGAATAAAATTGAAGCTTGTGAAATACTGTCAGATACCGATTTGATTTCAAAATCAGCGGTGTCACATAATACATCATGAACTGATGGCGGAGTTACATAGATATAAGCTCTATCTCCCTCATTAAATTTGTCAAGTTCATTGACGGAGATTTTAGCTCTACGATATTCTTTATAGCTGTCACCAAAAGCTACTATATCAGCTTCACTTGTTGTTGCTACAACATTCAATTTGACCTCTACAGGTGGCTTAAAT